CAAGTTGAGGTTAACGACAGTGTCGATAGCCCGCTGCAAGGATGCGCCACGCTCAACATCTCCCATACCCCAAATGCTGTCAATCAGCGGCATAGCGTACTTGAACACTACGGGTATGCGGCCAGACTCATGCGGGTTAGGAATATCACGCAATATTTGATAGTCGTAGTCCGGTGCAAACGTAATCCAGCGACCTTTGGTACCGCGCTCAAACATCGTAACCAAGCGTACCTGACCCTTGTGCAAGTTAGCGTTCTCTTCGCGTGATTGCTGCAAATCAGTAGCGTTTTCGCTAGTGCCATCTGGCTGGCTGTCTTCGTCTAGCTTACCTAAGATGTCGTCGATAACACCGCCTTGCCAGTCGTCGAACTTTTTGCGAGCTTCTAGGTAGCTCTTGCCGTGGAACGTAACAATATACACACGATCACAGCTATTTAGTGAGGTACGGCCGACCTGTGGGTAGCAGTACCGTGGGTCAATCAACCGAGCATCCGGGCCAACATATTCGTCGTCAATTCGGTAGTCATACTGCATAGGCATAGCGCCATAAACCAGTGAGTAGTAATCCCACAGGCGCAATTTGGTCATAAACGAGTAGTCAGTGTTGGCGTTGGGTATAACGTACTTATTCCAAACCAGGTCCATCAACATGGCCTTGCCCTCGTTGCTCTTGCTCAGTGAGCGTAGGCGGCCAGTCGGAAATTGTGCCACAACACGGGCTGAGCGCTCCCATAGCAATGAACTCAGACTGCCCTCACGAACACGCGACTTAAAGCCTTTTTCGGTGCTCAGCTTGGCGTAAGCAATGTTGAGCAGCAAATCCCATGTATCACGGGTATGCTGCATATTGGTTACTGAGGCGGTAAAGTCTTTTTCTAGCTGGTCGGGTGTCATTGTGTTGTGCTCGTTTCTTTGCAACAAAAAAGGGCCCTAGAACGTTAATTGTTCTAAGGCCCTGCCGAGGCTCGTCGCCTCTAGTGGACTATGCGTGCATTATACCATAAGCAATAAACAAAGCCAAATATCTACATCAATTCTGGATCTTCACCCCAGACTCGTTTTTTCGGTTCGTCCATTAACTCAATACCTTACGCGTGTTGTAGCGGTGTCTCAGTCTGTCGATCAGGTCGAACCGGCCGGCGTCTTTAAGTTCTAGGTACGCTCTTTTGCCCCAATCGAATGCATCATCAGCGGTTGCAAGACTATCCCATTGCTTTATGAGACTATTAGCACCAACAGTGTTGATCTCTTTTAGGGCACCAATGGCTAAGTGCAGCCGACTCATTGCTCATACTCCTTTTGCACGTAAGTGGTGGTGGAAATTTCATGGACTACACCCTGCTTGTACTTAATGCTCAGGTCAATCTGGCCGCTACTCTCTGGGAGACTCTTGATCATATCAAGTAGATACAACAGCACCTCTTCGTTAGCCTTGAACCGCAGCGAGTTGGTCACCGGCAGTACAAAGCCTACTACGCGGCCATTAGCTTTCTTGAACCTCATAGGGCCAACCTCACCAAACTGTACACCTTGATGCGACTTTTCTAGGTCAATAATGTACTGGGGCAAGTTTAGTAAATCTGCCATATTACCTCCGTTTTTGTCGTTATCCATAGTAGCCTCCATCACTGAACGGGCTATCGGCCGGCTGCTCGTCCTGCTCAACAGGTTTACGCTCGTTTACAAGGCCGTAACGGACAGCGTCATACAAGTGGTCTTCGCCAGTGGTATCAACGTCTTCTGGCCGCTTATCGTCAACGACAAGGCTCGGTACGGTGCGTATAAAGTGCACACAGTTCTTGAACACCTGTAAGCCAGGTAAGCCATCTTTGGCTATTTCTAGCGCCTCATGGACTGCCGTAACACCCTGCAACCGGTCATTGTTAGCTGGTTGGAAGTACAGCCCCTCTTCCTCAAAACGCTTGGCGATTGTTGCGCCAGTTTCGGCATCGGCAATGTGTTTCCATATTGAGGGGTCGGCCAGGCGCACTACAATCTGTTCGCTTTGGCTCTCAAACTGCTTAATCTCACGAGCTTGCACCTTTGGCCCAGCACCAGTTCGGTAGTACTCACGGTACACATAGACACGATTAGTTTGCGGATCACGGGCAAGCCACACGCCGCCGGCAAACGTACCACGGCCGTAGTCGTATGCAAACCACTTTGGCCAGTGTGCAGGTATGGCAAACGGCTCAACAACATGCAGATGTGGGCGCCACTCGCTAAAGGCTTGGCCAGCAAACAAGTCCCAGTTACCGTACAGATACGCTTCACGCTTCTTAGGATCGGACATTGTGAGCAAGCTGCGTAGATAGGACTGCCTAAACGCCTCGCTTGGGTGGTCTTCAAGCGTTGCAGGTATAAACATGCGAGTGGTCTTGATGTACTCGGTGTGGCCGTCTTTGTGGGTGTAAGGCCGTACATCTTCAATGACTGTTTCTGGCACATGCCCGTCGATAAATCTGGTCTTAACCCAGCCATGCCCAACGCCACCTGGGTTAGCGGCGGCAATCACACCTAGCGTATAGTTAGGGTTGTCGCTACGCACACGACCAACTAGGTTGTCATACCAACTCTCGTATAGCTGGGTAAGCTCGTCGATACCAAGCGTGTGTATTTCTACACCCTGGTAGTTATCAAAGTCACCCTCATTGTCGTAGTAGCACATATAGATCATTGAGCCATTACTAAACCGAAAAGCCTTATCGTTCTCACTCCATACCAGCTCGCCTGACTTAATGTACTCTGCGCATTGCTTTCTAACCTCGCGCTGCAAGGTATTCTTGGTTGTGCGGTAAGTGCGACGGAACAGATAGCTTTGATGACCAGGCTCTTCCAAGCTAATGGTTACTGCCTCAGCTACGATTGCGGCGGTCTTGCCACCACCGGCAGCGCCGCCATAAAAGCGCTCAAACGCGGGTGATGTATGGAACACCGTTTGGCGCTGCGAGGCGTCGTAGTCCGGTACTTTGACTTGCTGCGCCTCAGGCATCATAACCCCTGTAACCAAGTATTGTTTTGTGGACTCCAGCAAAGTTAGCGCGACGGGCATAGTAGTACAGCAGATAAAGCTCGCTCTCTATGCTGCGCTCGTGGATCGTAGAACCCTTTACTTCCCGCACTTGTCCATCTGGATAGATGTATAGGAGTCCCCACCCCTCCGGTACCTCGTCCTTACTGATTAGGCCTTTGGGGCAACAATAATATCGGAAGTCGCCCATACCTTTTGCGGGGAACGCCCTAAATGACTTCTTACGATCAGCCAGGAAATCGCTGCGCGATACCTTGCACTCAATGAGCCGTGAGAAAACACCTTTATGCCATACAACGCCGCGAATACCGCCATTGCTAAAGCCAATCACGTCGGGCAGCTCCTCATTGTGGGTATAGAACTCTGGTAGCACTACTTTGCAACGCTTACTGAGATACCGGGCAGCAAAGGCGACGCACTCGGTATGTGTCATAGCGGCTGGTACGGACGGGTTTTGTAATATAGGATCACTCATTACTTACCGCCGTCCGTCATGCAATATAAGGTGCTATGACCCACTCGCTTACAGTCGTGGTATCTGTAAACAGCCAGCCAGATACAACCGGCAATCATTAATCCGATGGCAAGTAGTATTAGGGCTAGCCATAGAGCATATTTCATTTCTTTGGCCTCGGCACAGTATTAACAAACGTAACCTCTTTGTTAACGTTCTCGGTTTCGTATTTGTCCTTAAAGCCCCAGTTGTTTTTGAGGTTGAATATCGGACCGGTCGCATTACTGCCAAACAGCGAGCTTTCGGCGAACTCTTTAACCTGTTCCTTTGCATCTTTTATAGCGTTGGAAAATTCTGGTAATTTGTCGGCATATGTTTTCTCGTAATCTATTAACACATCACGATAGGTGCCAAGCGCAACGGCCAAACCAGTAACGGTTAGCGGCTTTTGTTTGGTCTTCACTTTGCGCACAACGAGGTCCTGCTGCACAACGCCATCAATAATGACCGGCTTGCCGTGGTCGTCCTTTTGGTCAATGTATTGCTTTTCGTCAATCCAGTGCGGTGCACAGTCCTCAAAGTAGGCCAAAATGAGCTGTTGCAGATCTTCAAGTGATTGGAACTTCATGGGTCGGCCAGACTCATAAAAGTAGGTTGGCAGCTTAGGGTTAGCCAACGGTTTTACCGGCTTACGCGCTTTGCGCTTTACCGGCGGCTTCTTGGTAGTGGTAGGGCTCTTTTTACGAGCAGTAGTAGTCACAGACTTCTGGTCCTTACTACCACCGCTTACCCTTGTTTTTGTAGCCATATTATACCACCTTTTGCCCTAATATGCAGTAACGCTTGCGCCTATCAGACTAAACAGCTGCTGGTCTTGCTTTGATAATTTACGGTAGTGTTTATCTACTTCCTGCCGTGCGTTGAACACACGCACCGTATGATCTGCGGTGATGCCCTCAAACTTCTTGGCCTTTTTAGGCGGCAACGGTTCATGCGCGACGCGTGCTACGGATCGAGCGGCTAGCTCTACCCGGCGCAGCTGCCTCAACGCTACCAGTGCATCGTTGAGCTTTTTGCTAATCTTAATCTCTTGTTCTTGCT